TTGCGACAAACTTCTGTTCCCCATTGTTGCAATACCCATCTAGGGGTAAGTTCAGGTATATTTAACCGCTCACTCCACCACGGGTCTACTTGTTCTCTCCATTCCCTACTTGAGGTAGTAGTACCTTCGAGCATTTCGCGGTCCCAACCAAATACTGCGGCGCAAGCATCTTTTAACGTACCTGCAAAACTAATTCTTTTATATCCGTGAAATGTAGTGAGATAATTTGCTACTGTATCTTTCCCACTACCAATAAATCCCGTTACACCAATAATCATTAATGATCTCCTATAGTGTATTATATTACAGAATAGTGAAAAAGTAAATCCTCATTTAACCAATTATAAATGATAATGGTTGACTATAATCTACAAATCTCTTTAAGTCTTCCAATAATTGGTCTTGCATTGCTTTACCTTCAGCTTTCAAGGTAGTACCGTTTAATGTAGTTCCGCCTCCTGGGCCAGCGATACTAGCAAATTTCTCACGTGCCTCACCTAAGATGCTCAAACATTGACTAAAGGTCCAGTCACCAATCCAAACACCACTACCCGGATCTTGCAACAACACTTGTTCAGGTTTTTGAATGTCAGCCCATATCAATACTTGTTCCCCGCTAGCTTTAGGATCACGAACAATACGCAATTCTTTTGTAACAGGATTGAAGGTGAATATAACAAAGCCACCGAACATACGTGCGGCTAATTCAATATATTGAGCATAAAAGTCATAAGTTGCCAAACCACCTGCTTGGTTGTAATTTAACAAATAGGTATTAAGAATGGCACTACTAAAAGGGTCAAAACTACTTGCACTTGGACCAGTCTCCAATCCAATTGTTCTACGAAACAATTGTCTTACGTTAATGAATTCCGAAGGTAATGTATAAACATCTAAATTCTTTTCCATCTTTAACAAGGTGTAAGATTCCTGTGTTGAATTCTGAGCCCGTTGTCTATAAACTTTAACTGCGTATTGATATGCAGCCTCATAGTGTTCAGGATCTAATTCTACATCAACTATCCCGCCACCAAGACGTAAATTTAAATTTCTAAATAGGTCTTCTTTTAATTCGTCTAGTGTAGTACCAGCCATATAATTCTCCAGATAGTGTATTTATCTGGAGAACTGAACATAATCAAATATCGTTAGATTTGCGATTTTCGCTGTTGAACACGTTAAACTCACCACCGGGATATCGTGCTTTTAATTTCTCTACGTTCTCAGCAATCACATCATTAGGATCTAGGCGAAGTGCCCTGCAAGCATTGACCCAGTACCACATGATATCACCGAGTTCTCGTTTCATGTGGAATACATTATCAGCAGTTAGAGGTTTACCTTGAAAGAAAATCTTCTTTGGAATTTCAATAAACTCACCTGACTCTGCGGCTAATCCTAGACATGCGGTAAGCAATAAAGGTACGTTGATATCAGGTCCATGTTCTTGTGTTACATCATCAAAGTTACCGTCTAGTTCATCTAAACGATCCATAAAAGTTGTCAAATCATTGCTTGGTTGACTTGTCACAGCTTTTACAAAATCACTATATTTGTTCAAATCTACATTCATGGCATACTCCAAGCATCAAATGCAAGTACAAAGCCCACAAATAGTAGAATAAATCCATTGCTAGTTTGTCCAAATGCAAATGCGTTCAATCCGCATAGCATGTTAACACCACCTAGTGTGTAACCTACTTTTTTACGATTTTCACCTAACCAAAATACAAGTTTGTTTATCATATTAAAATGCTTTCAAAATAATCATGTTTTCATTAAAGCGACCATTGGGCACTGCACCAACTGCTTTAATGTCTTTAAAGTATTTACGAGCCGCGGGCTTGCTTCCCATAATTTCTTTAATCTGCTCACCGGGCTTACGCAAAGTTTTCATTTCGCTGGTGTTGTTGTCAAAGCCTAGAATTGTGTTACCTTTTACAGTAAATGCTTTGCTATACTCATCCGCAATGTAGTGATGCATTTTACGCTTTGCAGTATCATATACCCATGCCTCGCTTGCACCATGCAACTTAGTTGGATGTACGCTAATCAAATCAAGTTTGTTCACGGCATCCTTGAATACTTTCAAATACTTGAGTTTAGCTACAATCTTCTCAACAGGAACTGCTTTCTTTTTGCGGGGTGCTTTGCTGGCTTTCTTAATTGAGATATAACTGTTAAGGTCACTCAACACCTGCTCAATGAATTTAAGTGTGTTACGCAATTTAACTTTGCCTAAATAACTATAGGCTTCTGTCAACTGTTCGTCCTCGCCTTCAGAAACCATGTCAAATTCTTGTTGTTTGCGCTTCCAAATCTCAACAATCAATGAGATATGCTGTGGCATGACATTAAACTTAGCAACAATGTCAACTGTTTTTTGTGTTACTTTCCCGTCAGTAATCCATTCATCAAAAATAGATTCAAGTTCACCTGCGGCTTCTAGTGCTTTTTCACGCATAATCTCCTGCACATTGGGGCGATTGCTAGGTTCTTTATCTTTTTCAACCACTTCGGGTTTGTTGACCAGTTTATACAAACGGCTTATCTCATTTTCAAGAGTGGTTGATTCATGTTCATTAAGTTCAAGACCACGCATTGTCATACGTGCCAACCAGCACAATGTCATCAAAAACTCAGATTCGTGAACCTTACGCAAATGTTTAGATTCGACTGTGCGATTATGATATTCCAAATACAGGCAAAGCAACTCTTTGGCGTCTTTTTTGCCATAAAAACGATTGTACCAAGTGAAACTTTGTGTCAATGCCAAAGTTCTACGATCACTATCTGGTTGCAAAGGGAAGAAGGGTTCTTCACCCATATATTTTGTGTCAGCATCACGTGGATTTAGTGCTTTGACAAAGTGGTCAGAAGTTGGTTTGGGTTTACGGGTCGCCATGTGTTCTCCTATTACGATTCATGTATTATATATGATATTCCATTATTTGTCAAGTTCTATAGGTAATACTTTAGACATAAATACTAAGTAAACGGATAACAACATGCCTAGACTCTCATTATATCGGCCACAGAAATCAAATGATTATAGATTCCTTGATAGAACAATTAAGGAGATGTTTGTCGTGGGAGGAACGGATCTATACGTTCACAAGTATTTAGGCATACCTGATACCGGGGCTAGTGCTGATTTGACACAGCCTCAGTATGATACTCTGGACCCGACCAATATACAGGATTTATTATTCTTAGAAAATCGTGATAGAAAGTATGATACTAGCATTTATAGAATTCGTGGTCACTACAATGTAATGAATTTAGACTTTGATTTAAGTCAGTTTGGATTGTTCTTAAATAATGATATCATTTTTATAACTATACATTATAATGATATGATAGAACTAATAGGTCGTAAACTAATGGTTGGTGATGTATTAGAGTTACCCCACTTAACAGACTATCATCCACTTAACGAAGCGATACCTGTAGGGTTGCGTAGATATTATCAAGTGACGGATGGTAACTTTGCTAGTGAAGGTTTTAGTCAAACATGGTATCCACATTTGTGGCGCATTAAATGTGAGCCATTAGTTGACAGCCAAGAATTTAGTAACATATTAAGTCAGCCGTTAGAAAAAGATAACTTCTTGGGTGATTGGGATCCTACTAAAACATATATCATTCCTGCAGGACAAACATACACAATTCAATATGGTGATAAAACATATACTATCACGGGAGCAAGTCCAGGTGGGACTACAGTACCTGCAGGTGTAGCGCCAACCGATCCTTTGTATTGGCAGATTAGTACTGCTGATAATCTACGTGACATTATCGGTAGATATAATAAGAATATCGCAATCAATGATGCAGTGATTGCAGAAGCAAGTAGATTATTACCTAAGACAGGTTACGATAGAAGTCAATTATATCTTGTTCCTACTCTAGATGGGGAACCAGAAGCGCCAGTCAACATTATTGCACCAACTGGAAATCCTGTACCAACTAGGGCTACCCTAATGATGATGACTAATCCTATGTACAAGAATCCAAGTCCAGTACTTAGAATAGGTGCTGAGGCTCGTAAGAAGTTATGGAGTTTGACGGGCAACGATGCTGATAAATTACGTGAACAACTTGCAATCACTTTAAAGACTGCAAAATTGGCACCACAACGCACTGATACAGGAAGTGGTCAAGTTGATGGTACGTTAGTGTTAATAGCAAAAGCAACAGGACCGATCTCTGCACCGTATGGTACCGCAGACAACACATATAGTACCGCAGACAACTTCCCAACATTCACTCTTACATCACTTGCAGTTCCAATTGGAAGTACTGTTATTAGTGTGCAACCACTAGATGTTACACAAGACATTGCCCCATTGAATAATCTATCAGCATTTGTTACGTCAGTTAATGGTACACGTACAGATATATTTGATTATGGTACACGAATTGTTAGTGTGAATAGAGTGAACAATACCTTTGTGGTAGATATTCCTACTGTAGCTTTTATGCCAGCTGGTACTGAGATAACAATAGAACCTAATTTCCCATATACAATTAGTCAACAAATGGATTTCCGTGCTGACTGTGATCCTAGATTCGTATATGTCACCCGATCAAGCCCGCAAGGATTTGGATATACAGATGGTTATATGATCGGTGACGGGACAGCACCTAATGGATTCCCAGTTGGATCAGGTATAACTTTCCCTGTACAACCCGCAGTGGGAGATTACTTCTTACGTACAGATTATCTACCCAACTTGTTATATCGTTGGGACGGTTCACTATGGATTAGAATTGGTCAGAGTTCACGTGCAGGAGTAGCATTTGATTCTACTGTACCAGGACAACAATCACAATTGTCATCTTTCATCAATAATACACAAACATTAACATTAACAGATGGTACAGTAGTACCACAGCAACAACCATTGTCAACACTATTGACGATACAACCAGATTAAGGTTTATAATGGCACAGTTTTTTTACGACAATCAAATAAGAAGATTCTTAATTCAGTTTGCAAGAATTTTCAGCAATTGGCAAGTAACTAAAGG